TTTTTTTTTTTTTTTGTTGTCCGACCGTCTTCAGGAAAGGAAGGTTTCGATGGGGGACCAATAAATCCCAATACACATCACCTGGGCCTAGCAAGCTAAGCCTCAGGTCCTATTTCAGGAAGGCGATCCCAACATTAAAGTTAGGACATACAATGGGGTTCTTCACTCTTAAACCCACATATTGCAATGAAAGCTTGCCGCCGAGTGGTTTACGCTTATATAACCCGGACGGGGTAAGGGGGGAGGTGGTTGATCAGACCACCCCTTTTCTCGATATGGCCATGTCAGTCATCAAGTTGGTAATTTGTATAGCGTCACCCCTATCCCAATTTCGCGACACAAGACCTACAGCTATGTTGCTATGCGCTGCCCGCCAAAATGGGCTGCCAGTCACTCAAGCATGCTCTGTTTTAAGGAGTAGTCGTGTGCATATCATTACACAGAGGTGGGAAACAGAAGCAACCCCAAGGGCTGTTGTTTCTTCCCGGAAACCGTTGGTTCGGCTTTTGAAGGTAAGCATTTACGTGGTAAGTTGGGTGTCAACCGCTCGACCACACCGCCAACCCGCCGTCATGGTGACCAACACATGGAGTAGTTTAACGTCGTGCTCAGGACGGGTGCCCACCTCCCTTGGGAGGTGGGCTCACTTCTTCGAGATTTCTGTGGCAGCCAGGACGCCCCCAGCACCAATGGCGGCTCCGACAGGTCCCCCCGTAAGGAAACCTATGGTACCAGCGCCAATGGCTTTGAGAACGTACTGCCACCACTTGACGTGAGAATCATTACTCATTGCCTGTGGAAATTGTCTCATTACACCTGCAACCCAATCCAAACCACCAGGAACCTGAGGTGAAGCTTTAGCGTCCACATCCGGTTCGTCTGTTTGATACTCGTAAACTGTATGAACATGAATTTGAGCAATGACACCTGGATCAGTGCCGTTGCCTTGATTTTGTCCAGCCACGAGGATCATGGCTTGAGGTGTTGAGGCGTGTTCGACAATTGGCTTAAAGTCGTAGTCTGAATCACTTTCTGGAGTCCAATAAGCGAAGGCCCCATCTTTGAACTTGCCCATGTAGGTCGTCGCAGGTTCACGGTTTGAGCCGTTATTCTGCAAAGGAAGACCCGCATGTTTTTCATAGTTCTGAAGAGGGCCCTTGGCCGACCAAGTTTGCGTTCCGTTTCCGCCGGGATTGCCGGGAATCACGTTTCCAATCAATGAATCAGCTGGGAGGTAGGTTATTGCAACCGTTCCTCCATCAGCGAACTCGGTGGTGGTACATTCAAACCACACTGACTGAGCAACTGAACGAATTGTCTTCGCTGTGCCTGTTTGGAACTCAACGGTTCCATCAGTCGTATTGTTGTACGTCGTGCTCCCAGTTCCGGCAAGGAACGGGGTGTCTTGGTCCTGGTAATAGATATAACCAGCGTTCGTGTTTGGATTTGAGAGAATTCGAGCCTGCATACGTTGAGCATCGGCATACTTCATGATGTACTGGTCACGTTCTTTCGGAGTGAGTTTGGAAGAATTCAACATAGACCTAGCCTTGGTAATTGTTTGCTCCGACTGGAAATGCTGCTGAACTTGAGAGACACTGTGGGCTCTAAGTTTTGGATTCTTTCTCACATGCTGCGCGAGCTCCTCAGAGACTCTGCGGAATGGAATCAAATGATCGTCCTTCTCTGACATTTCAGTAGAAGAGCCTTCAAAGAAGGCAGGAGTCTCAATCAGCGCTTGAGTGGGGTCCCACCCAATTGCTGGATCCATTGTAAGAGCAAAGGCTCCTTGGAGGTAGCGAGATGAGAAAAAGCCAGTAGCTTGGGTTCCGCCGGGAGTAGGCCAAAGCATAGGTGTGACTTGGTGGAAAATAGCAGAATACAAAAGGTTGAGTGGCGTAGGACTAAAAGACCAAAAGAAACGCCCTTTGTCAGCATCATCTGTACCCCCCGCCCAATTGCCAACCACAGGAAAAATGTTGTACGTCGCCGCAACGACGGAAGCACGAGACTTTCCGTCCGGGATACGACAAGCAGTTCCCTGGGCTGGTTCAATCAAGCAGCGAATATAGTTTTTGACGACTTGGGGAATTCTCTCACCGCGATATTGTTTCGCAAACGCAGTGATCTCTTTCTTGAAGTATGCTTGCATGTCATTATGAGTGAGCATGGGAGCATTTGGCGTTCCGCCCCCTTCAAGAGCCCGTATCACCTTCTTAGCGACCTGCTTAGCCTCTTTTGAGGTGACAGGTGGCAAACCAAGTGTTTGTTCGTGCTTAATAAAGCCACTGCCACCAGCTCCGGGAGCTGGGACATCACGTTTTTGTTGTTTTCTTGACATTGTTTTCGGGAAGTTTGTTCGGATTATTAAGTTAAGATTTTTAGAGAGCAGGTTAAAACGAAATCGATTTTTGTTCCGTCCGACCATCCACTTTCAAAGCCCATCCATATCCGTTCGAGAGTCTTATCGGCCGGAAAGCCTAACATGAACAGCATTTCACTTTCTGTCATGTCGCCTCTCTCTTCGGCGGTCAGGGACAAGGCAGGATCATAGAACTTGCGAGCAAGACTTTTGATCGCCTCATACCGTGGGTGGAAGAAGCAAAGGAACCGAAGTGCAGCCAAGCGCACGTAGCGGAGACCTTCACTTAGTCTCCCACCGGGCTTCAATGCTGAACACATCGCTTTATCGAAATTGTAAACGGGAACGGGAACTTGGAACGAGGGGTGAAGGAAAACCTCGAAACCCAAAAAGGTGTGGCCTACAACCTCATGGGTAACAAGATCCTTCTCTCGAGTCAAAGTCACGCCGAATCTCCGGTAAACCTTTTCTCTTTGTTCAAAACTTGCAATTTCGGGATCAGCGGTTCCGAAAATATGATCGTCAGCTACGATATACCACTTATCCTTACTTAATTGGTCCTCTTTGCCAAGCAGAATGTACATCATCACGATGATGAACATATGGGTGAGTGAATTATCATCTCCTGTCAACAAGAAACCAGAAGGCATCCCCTTGGATTTGAGAAGCACCTGACCATTTGGAAGAACAACGTGCGTGTAGCACATGTCTAGATAATGAAAGTGCAGGCGAGTCTTATACTCATCCAAGTCGCATTCCAAAGATGGCGAAAAGAGGAGTACGCGCAGAGGAAGTAAGATGTTGAAGACTATCCACGGAAGAAGGGACGAATCCCACTTCGTGGCATCACCTTCGCCAACAAACTTGTAACCCTCTAATCGCTTCATCAACTTTGTAAAACCACCGTATTGAAAAGAATAGCCAATCTTGAATGGGAAGTCGATGTTACTTCCCAGTTTCTTGAACAAGGAGTGTTGTGCCTGGAATAGTTTGCAAGACCACCAGTGATACTTAAGACCAGGTATCAAAAAGACTCTAGCATCTCCAGATTCGATTTTTGCTTGCTTCAAGAGCTCCCCCCCTTTAACCGCACACTTCCAGAGTGTGGGATAAGAGGAAGAAGCCCAG